AAATAAATTCAATTAATTACCTAAGCAAGGTGAGACTTTTAGAGGAAATGGGCGCGAACCCCCTGATTGCGTCCGGTGGACGTAAAAATGTGCCGTTCCAGCAGTACATAAACGCCGGATATTTCACAGTGAAAGAAGTGGTGCTGGATGATGAAGATGGCTACCAGATACGGCTGACGCCCCAGCTAACTGGGAAAGGCCAACAGTGGTTGACGCGTAAACTGCTCGAAGCTGGCTTGTTAAAACCGGTGGCGGCTGAATGATTAAAAAAGGCGGCCTTTAGGCCGCCAATGATTTCAAGAAGCAGGCAATGGCCATGTCTTCGTAGTTGACTAATGCCATCGCTTAATTATAACAATAAATTAGAACAATGGCATTTTTTATTTTTTTATCGAGAATCACATTCTTTCACTTCGGCACCTGTGTGCTATACTCCTTCTTGATTGATTGGATGCGGAATACAAACCCGCTTTTTTGTGCAGCCTGGCTACTTGCCAGGCTTTTTTTTATTTCATCATGGAAGCTGTTAACGCTTTGAACCTTGCTGAACTGATTGAAAGGACATTGTTAACCTTACCCAAGAGTTCGCCAAACTCAGACATCACTTTAGCAAAACCGCGCCGTGCTTCTTCCTCGGTGGCATTCATCACGAAATGTTCAGCACTACGCATACTTTTGACAGGGAACGCAACAGATATTGAGTCAATATCAGGCATTCTATCGCTCAACTTTACAGTGACAATGACGGCTGGCGACTGAATATTAGTGCTTACAGACAGCACTACATATTTTCCGTCGATGTTGAAATCCTTTCTCATATGCCACCATAAATATCAAACAATTAGAGCAATTTCCTATGCATTGACGGCTAATCACCATCTTCCAGCAGGCGCACCATTGCCCCCGTTTCACTATCCAGATTACGGATATAGTTCATGACAATATTTACGTTGGTCCAGCCACCAGCTTGCATGATCTCCGGTATTGAAACTCCGGCGCGGGCCATATCTCGCGCGGCTCCGACACGGGCACTGTGTCCAGACCAGGCCAGGTACCTCTGGCCAGAGTCATCCTTAGCCCCGTAAATCAATCGGTGAATTGCTTCAAAAATCCCTTCCAGGGCGCGAGTTGATAGCTGGCTGGTGGATGATGGCGCGGCAACACCATTTTTTCTGACCCGGCAAAACAGGTAGTTATTCGGATCATCAGCTACACCAGAGACAGAAATCCATCGCTCGACCAGTTTAGTTACCCCCAGGCTAAGTGCCTTCTCTACACCTGCGGTGCTAACCAGCGTTTTCGTTCTGCCAATATGGATTAACATTCTCCCACCGTCAGTACGTGAGATATCTTTAACCCTGATCCTGGCAATTTCGGCTATACGTAACAGGGTGTTATAAGCAATTCCCAGAAATGCCAGATTCCGTATATCCTGGCAGCGATCGCTATTTTCCATGAGTGAACGAACCTGGTCGAAATCAGTGCGTTCGAACGCCAATGCCTGTTTTGCACGTTCACCGGCATCAACGTTTTCTTTTCGGATCCGCCGCATAACCAGTGAAACAGCATTGCTGTCACTTGGTCGCGGCAGCCCGGACCGACGATGAAGCATGTTTAGCTGGCCCAAATGTTGCTGGATAGTTTTTACTGCCAGACCGCGCGCCTGAAGATATAGAAGATAATCGCGAACATCTTCAGGTTCTGCGGGAAACCATTTCCGGTTATTCAACTTGCACCATGCCGCCCATGACCGGCAAACGGACAGAAGCATTTTCCAGGTATGCTCAGAAAACGCCTGGCGATCCCTGAACATGTCCATCAGGTTCTTGCGAACCTCATCACTCGTTGCATCGACCGGTAATGCAGGCAAATTTTGGTGTACGGTCAGTAAATTGGACATCTAACACTCAGATAATGGTTTTAAGTAAAGTGTACAGGATCGGCTCTGCCTTTACCTGTTTATGGTTCTCGTCATAGAAACGCCAGCGACCGCGCGTGCGTTCTATTTTCTCTTCACCGCGCGATAATGACAGTTGACTACTATCACGATCAAACCCTTTTGCCCGCCAGTAACCACGGTTTTTCTCAAGCTCAAGATGAGTGGACACTTTAGCAGTTGAATATCCCATTTTTCACCTCTGATTGATTGGTGGTGCTAAGTGCGCTACGCGAAATCTGGAGCACTAACACTGCCAACATTTCGCAGATTTTACGTAGCGCAACCTTGATCAAATGATCAAGTGATCACTATTTGACCTGATAAGGTATTGAACTGTATGGATTTACAGGTAAATTGATCATGTTCAATAACCCTTAAGATAACTTCGTATAATGTATGCTATACGAAGTTATTAGGTCTGAAGAGGAGTTTACGTCCAGCTGCGCATAAAAATCAAGAATTATTAGAGCAATAAATTTTGAGAGAAAAATCCCACTCCACCAGCCAAAAACTGGATTGTTTTTCATAGTTGTTTGACAATTGCTCTAATAAATTATAGTTTTGCCGCCGTTACGTAATACGACTTTGGATTCACTATTTAATGTGTCTTCAGCGTTGTAGAGCGGCTCAGAAGGAAATGAGCAAACAGGGAAACCTTATACAACGGCATTACAGCTATGCATTGCTCATCTTACACACAGCGCAATGTTGTTAGATTACCCCAGCATGGATCATGGGTGAAACAGTAGGTCAGAGCTTCAGGCTCTGTGTTGTCAATACAGTGAGGCATAATTATGGCTTTCATTCAACCAACCATCGACGACGTTAGACATTGCTCTAACGCTTTATCTGTAGACCCTGCCGAAACCGACGCTGCCCGCGCCATTGCTGAACACTACTCAAAGATATCCAATCAGGAGTACCGCATCACCCAAGACGACCTGGATGACCTCACTGACACAATCGAATATCTCATGGCAACTAACCAGTTAGACTCACAATAAATGCACTAATAAATCTATTATTTTTGTTTGATCCCTCTATAATATAGGTCAGTAATGACCGGTTTTCTCAGCCGGGCGTTATTGACCATGTCAATTCTGGAGGAGGATCAATGATAAATTATGTCTACGGCGAACAACTGTACCAGGAGTTCGTCAGCTTCAGGGATCTCTTTCTAAAAAAAGCTGTTGCACGCGCCCAACACGTTGATACAGCCAGCGACGGTCGTCCTGTACGCCCGGTTGTCGTTCTACCGTTCAAAGAAACTGACAGCATTCAGGCTGAAATTGATAAATGGACTTTAATGGCGCGGGAACTGGAACAGTACCCAGACCTCAATATCCCAAAGACTATTTTATATCCAGTGCCTAACATCCTTCGCGGTGTGCGTAAGGTTACAACTTATCAGACAGAAGCTGTGAACAGCGTCAACATGACCGCTGGCCGCATTATTCATCTGATTGATAAGGACATTCGCATCCAAAAAAGCGCGGGGATCAATGAGCACAGTGCGAAATACATAGAGAACCTGGAAGCAACAAAAGAGCTAATGAAGCAGTACCCGGAGGATGAAAAATTCCGTATGCGCGTACACGGCTTTAGCGAAACAATGCTGCGCGTCCACTACATTTCCAGTAGCCCTAACTACAATGATGGTAAATCAGTTAGTTACCATGTGCCACTGTGTGGCGTGTTTATCTGCGATGAAACTCTCCGTGATGGAATTATCATCAACGGTGAATTCGAAAAAGCAAAATTTAGCCTTTATGACTCCATAGAACCGATCATCTGCGACCGCTGGCCGCAAGCAAAAATATATCGCCTGGCAGATATTGAAAATGTAAAAAAACAAATTGCCATCACTCGCGAAGAGAAAAAGGTTAAGTCAGCCGCATCAGTTACGCGCAGCCGTAAAACCAAGAAGGGGCAGCCAGTAAACGACAACCCCGAAAGCGCGCAATAAATTATGCCCGGCATCAACCGGGCATTCTTCCATTATTCAGCCGCCACCGGTTTTAACAAGCCAGCATCGAGCAGTTTACGCGTCAACCACTGCTGGCCTTTACCCGTTAATTGAGGCGTCAACCGTATCTGGTAGCCATCTTCATCATCCAGCACCACTTCTTTCACCGTGAAATACCCCGCATTGATGTACTGCTGGAACGGCACATTTTTACGTCCACCGGACGCTATCAGGATGCCGTTCTCCCGTAACCAGGCAAACAGCGCGTTTTGCTTAAGTCCAACAACCTTTGCAAAATTCCCAATCAGGATCCCTTTAGCTACTGATACCCGGTCGGCAAAATCGACTTTAGGAGCGGCGGCCACCAGCTGCTGATTTAGCTGGTGGGCTTTCTGTTCCAGAAGTTGCTTTTGTTCAGCCAGTTCGGCAGCCAGACGCAGGGCTTCTGGAAGCGTCTGGGGGATTGCGATCGGTTGCTGTTCTTTTTGTCGGAAGTAGCTGTCTTCCAGTTTTTCAAAGAATGCCCATGCCTGATCGGTTTCGAGCATTTTAGCGTGACGGGCAGCGCCGCGTTCTGTCCAGAGAGTGAGTGAGCGGGCTTTGGGTGAGACTGGATTTTGTGAGTAGTTTAAAGCTACCCGCAAATTTTTCAGCTCATCGCCAATAACCTTGAAAAAGTGCTTCCCTTCAACAAAGCGCACTTTGTTCTCATGATGATTCTGGCGAATACGGATTGTTTCTGTCCCATACCCTTTAGCAAGAGTCTCGGTTGTCACTACACGCACCCCCTGCCACTCCAGAACGGGAATTTCATCCGGCTGATTTTGAGCAACCACCAGCTCCGATTTCTGAACTGAAGTTGCATGAATTTTTTCTGATTTAACGTTAGTTGCTTTCATTCTGTGTGCCTCCTTGCGTGCTTCGGCTGCGATGGTTGCGTAATTCAGATGCCCCTGTTCGAGCAGGTATTCGCGGATATCAGACAACAGGATACGGTGAACCGCGTTCTTGTCCTTTCTCCGGTAAAGTTGTTTGGTGATCATGAAATAGTTGGCAATAACGCCCGGTATATCCCTGGTACTGATACAGGCGGTATGCTGTTCAATTGCCTCGATCATCTCTTCACGGGTGACTAATGACGTTCTCATAGTCCCTCCTGAGCAGAAGCGTTAACAGGGAGACACCAGTAACTGAGAGAATTGCACAAATCAGTGGAAAAACGGGCAGAGAAAATGCAGGGAGCATCCGGAAGCTGAGAGCGAGCCTCATCTTCTGTTGTTGCGATAACGAAGTGATAGTGACGTTTCTGGCAGGAGTAAAAGCGCCAGATAAATTCAGGATGAGTTGGGGTAGGGATAGTAGCCATAATGGCAGCCTCCTTTGACTAAGTTAAGGAGCTACCGCGTGAGGTCTCAATCTCAATGGCGGTAGCACTGACTGGGTTGAGACTACCGGCGTCAAAGGGAACCGGCCTGCCTTTCGGCAGCCCAGCCAGCACTACCATTGATCTCGGAGCTAAACGCTACGTATGGCTGTGCGATGGCATGACACAAAAAAAAGACGCTTTCGGCGTCTGTGTCGCCTTTGACATTATCCGGGGTCTCAATCCCGGCACCCGTTTTAATGAGGTGCCTGATAAGCATAAACCGAAAATGCCTCAAGGCGCAAGAGGTCAGGTTCAATGTAACATCGGTAGTCAAAAAACACAATTTATTAGAGCAAGTTTTCACTCATTAAGCCATGCCAGAGCTTCATCAACCTGCGCTTCGTCTTCGACGCTAAGCACTTCATCTTGGGGAACATAGTTCGCCAACATAGCGAAACAATATGTATCCCAATGGTCCGGTGAGTGCAGGTTGAGTTTTTTCTTCATATCTTCCTTTGACATCACCTTCCATTGACCTGCGGAATTTATCCCTACCGGTATCTTTGATGCTTCCTCTATAGTCGCAGCCCCCTTATCAAGCCGCATACGCCCTGATTTTACAGCTTCTGCCGCCTGAATATTCGCGAAAGCGCGCATATCGAAATAAAGGCTTTTATCTTCACGGCTGTGCATCTTTTTCCCCCAGCGGATACGCTGGACGGTAATACCATAGCGTTCGTACATCAGATCAGCCGTCGATTTCCCTAAGCCATCGCCATCAATAGCTATGGTTATGTTCGGGAACCGTTCTGGGTTACATTCTGCGAAAATCTTGGCGGCTAACTGCGTTTCTGTAACGTCTGTGTATTCCAGCATACGATAGTTGATTACACGGCGTTTATTTCGCTGGCCGGACACCATCATGATATTAATAACGGACTTATCTCGTCCTGTGCCACCAGCAACGTCAACACATGCAACCCAGCCCCATCCTTTGGCAATCTTGACCTTTCGCCGCGTCGCCCGCTCAACCTCATCACGACCAAGAAGAAAGCCATCTTGAGATTTGGGAAATTCACCACGTACTTTGATCATGTACATGGGGTTATCACGACCGCCATACTCCGCAAGTTTTGCTCGTATAAATTTTGCATCTACAAGCGGAGATTCTTCACTATTCAGTATTATCGCAGTAAACAATCCATCAGGATTTCCCGGGCGAATAGCTAGTCTGTGGTGTGAATCGTAGAAATAGCCTGAAGGTCGCGTAGGCTGGGAAAGAAGCAGAATACGGTTATCCTTACCGGTCAGCGCACCTGTTATCACACTGAATGCTTTATCACTCACACCCGACGCTTCGTCGATGATATACAAGAGATGATCGGCGTGTTCACCAGCCAACGCCTCCTCATTTCCGGGGCGACAGGACTTTATCAATATTGTCCAAACACCCTTGCCAGTCACCTCAAAAAAAGACGTTTCTGTAAGAATGAAATACTTCGACAACCACGGGAATCTGCTAACAGCAGTAGCCCAATTGCTCTTTATGTATTTGAAAATACCATCAAGGACTTGCTGTCTTTTGTTAGCGACCAGAATAACGCGAGCGCCGGGGAAAAACATGATGAAGAGTATTGCAATGATACTCGTCATATCCGACTTACCAGTACCATGGCCGGAGGTCACACTTGTCCAACTGCCGTCCTGCTGCGTGGACTCAATGATCTCATCCTGCTGCCAGGTTGGTGTCTTCCCAAACAACACATCAGCGGCCGCAATCCAGTCATAACGATATAGCGCCACCAGCTCGCGCCAACGTGGGTCCGTTACGCAACTTCTGGCCATTAATCATCATCCCCGTACAGTTTGCGGGTAACTTCTTCGTCTTCCTCCTCGTCTTCGTCCAGATCCTGTTCAAGCCATGCTTCGTTTGATATGCCTTCCGCATCGACATCACCATAACCACCTGTATCGACGATATCGGCAATTTCTTCTCTACGTTGCTCAATCCACAATGCGGCATCAGCGCGGCGGCTGGCGGCCCGTTCTCGCGCGATTTTATCCAGATCTTCAAGTGATGGAGCGCCAGATGCTGTTTGGTTTTCCTCATCATCGGTATTGGTCTTAGGAGCACGCAGATCGGCTTTGATTTGCTCCAGCATCAGGGGCGGCACTTTCCCGCCATGCGCCTCGATGAATTCAGCTGCTTCCAGCACTGACCAGTTATTTTCACGCTTTCGTTCGTATGCCAGCTTAACAATGCCAGCTTGCCCCATAGACAAAGCGTGCTTTTCCGCCTCCCGGCTTTCTTTTCGATAGTTATTCCGGATGCTGTAAATGGTGTTGATCAGGCTGCTTATCTGCGCGGAACAGCTGTTTAGCATGCTCGCGATACGGTATTCAGGCGGAGTACCTTCATCATCGTCTTTTTGCTGATCGCGCATTTCCTGCACCAGGCGAATACACGTATCCCTGGCGTTCTCCAGCATAAGGAGATGAGAAAGAGACTTTTCAAGAAGAGTGGTTTCCAGAACATCGGCCCCGGACCGACGCAACATAGCGCGCGCGGCCTTCCGCGCTTCAACGTTATCTATCAGGTAATCGCCAGCTTCGAATTCAAAGCGTTCACCATCATCATCCAGGGTGTCGCGTTCCAGGCGATCACGTAAGGTCCGGTGGGCGCGGGTGATCACGTCATGATCATCTGAACGATCATTTATGCGCTTATTTTGGCGCTTCGCATTCTCGACTGCGGCACTGACAACGGCATTAACTCTTTGTTTTTCCGCTATTTCAGCCGCAATATGATCACCTGCATGTTGATCATTAGAGTGATCAATGATCATGCTTTTTAGTGGCTTCCTGACTGGCTTATTTGGCTTGCGGCTGTCCGCAGTCCTGGTGTCTTCTTTGAAGGCACGGAGATAACGACGTGCGGTGTTTGGGTTGAGATTAAACTCGGCGGCATATTGTGCGATGGTGTAACCACCATCTCGCGCCAGGCGAGCAAAATTCTTCTTGTGATCGTCCCAGGTCACTTATGCTTCCTTTCTTGACATCCTCCCCCACCGTCGCACTTCGTGACTCAGGAGGGGGATTCCCATTAGCGGGTGACGGCTGATTGCTCAGCGTCTGGTTCCTGCTTCAACGGGCGGCCTGACTGCACCATCCCTCTACAGGCAAGTACGGCGTGCCCCGCCGCTAAAATGTTACGAGCGCCATTTACATCGGCGTTCGCTGTATATCCACATACCTGGCATCTGAATTTACTTTGTGACAGGCGATTTTCTTTCGCTGTATGACCACAGCACGCGCAACGCTGGCTTGTGTACGCTGGCGGAACAGCCAGTACCTGACCGCCACGCCAGAGCTGCTTGTACTCAAGCTGGCGGCGCATTTCATACCAGCCCTGATCCAGTATCGAACGGTTTAAACCTGATTTTGTCCGGACATTGCGCCCCGGCTGGCTGACCGTACCCGCTGCTGACTTTGCCATGTTTTTAACCTTCAAATCCTCAATGACAATCATTGCGTGGTTTTTGCTGACGGTCGTTGTGACTTTGTGAAGGTAGTCCCTGCGGATATTTGCGATACGGAAATGCAGTCGCTGTATTTTGCGTTTCTGCTTCTGCCAGTTATTGCTGAATTTGACCTTGCGGCTTAACTGCCGCTGAAGTCTCGCCAGCGTCTTCTGGTTTTTCTGAAAACTGTTTACAGGCTCAAAGACTGTGCCATCTGACAGCGTGGCGAGTTTAGCCACGCCAGCATCCAGCCCGACCATTGATGCTGAAGGGTGAACCGGAGTTGATACTTCACTTTCTGTCTGAATACTGATGTACCACTTACCGCAGGACTGGCTGACCGTGACATTTTTCACAACGCCCGTGACTTGACGGCTGTTCCGGTAGCGCATCCAGCCAAGTTTCGGCAGAAAAATACGGCTGTTTTCCTGATCGAGCTTAACGCCCTGCGGGTAGCGGAATGCATCATTCTGTCCCCGCTTTTTGAATCGGGGAAAAGCAGCCCGATTCTGGAAGAAGTTTTTGTAAGCCCGCTCAAGGTCTTTCAGTGACTGTTGCAATGGCTGTGATGGCGAATCTTTAAGCCATTGCGTTTCAGTAGCATTTTTCCATTCAACCAGCCAGGAAGTCATCTTTGCATAATGAATATATTTGTTCCCGGCTTCATGATTCTCATTCTGAAGTGCCAGGGCACGATTGAAAACGAAACGACAAGCTCCGGCAAAGCGCCTCATTTGACGCTCCTGTTGACCACCTGGTCTTAACTGGAATTTAAATGCTTGTAGTCGTTTCATCCCACTATTTTAAACAAAAAAAGCCAGGTGGAAAACCGCGCCTTATATCCCCGACCGGAAGGAAGGGGCTTTACGGCGCACTGGGTAATGACGGTGCTGACGGACCACCTTATTGAAAAGTTGACGCGCCATCACCCAAGGCTGGTGCTCCCGGCGTTCCTTTTCGTCCTGCGTCATATAGAGTTCGTTCTGGAGTTTTTCATCAAACCGGCGCGGAGCGCGGCTGCGGCGAAAGAATTCAGGATTCAGAGAGTGGATCTGAAATCTACGTGGGCGTGTACTGTCATCAATCAAAACAGACGAATGCTTAGACACAGCGATAGCCTTTAAGCGCAGATAAACATCGCGCTTATCGACATCCAGATGCGGGTATTCCTTTTCAAGAATTGCTGCGAGTTCTTTCGCTGATAGAAGAGATTTAGTGCGGATCATGTAATCCGCAATCTCGTACGATGTTATTCGTGAGTGATTTATTTCCATGAAGTGGCGTCCCTGCCAGTTAAGTAACATCCTGTCACCTACTGATTAGCCCATGTCAACTAATCAACGTGGAATATAATACCCTCAATTAAAGAAATGGCAATACATTAGGGCAATTTTATCTAACGCTCGACGAGTGACTTGTGATAGCGCCGACTCCAAGCGCGTAATCAAAGAACAATCGTTGATGCATCGCCAGCCTACCGTGCGTCTTCTCCCAATTATCGCGGTCACGCTCAATATCACGCTGGCATGACTGGCACAGAGGAATAGCATAAATGTCATGCGCGCATAATCGACTATGACGAACGATATAAGGCGTAATGTGAGCGCCAGCTCCCGCAGCTCCACACCCACAGCATGGACGGGAAGCCACAAAGTCCATGTACTCGGGCAATTTTAGCGATTGAAGTTTTGGTATTTTGAAATGCGCCATACCTGGGTCGGAGTCAACATCCACAGGGCATACTTTTGCACGCATCGGCGCGGCGCGTTCTTCCATCATCTGAACATATGCTGTAGCGCGATCGTCATACGGGCGAATATCCGCCTCTTTCAGAGGTCCGCTATCCTGCGGAGTAGCCTTCATCTTATTTATTGATATGCGGCAGACTTCTTCTGGCATCAGGTGCATCATGTTGCGCATGAAAGCCCACCAGCACAGCTCCTGAATACTTAAATCATGGCTATTTGAAAGGCCCATTTCCTGACGGGCGACATCCAGTATCCAGTTAACGCGATTATTGTGCAGCGTTTCTTTCAGCTCATTAAAACCACGCATCCGGTAATGGTTATCGTGATGCCAGCACAACAACACCGCGCTATTGTCTCGTTCAGCGTGGACAATATGGTTGTCACACCAACTACGATCTGCGGCCTGGCATTGACCCTCTTTCCTACGCAACCACGCCACCAGCGCGTCAATTCCACCAATACGGCGAAACAGTTCATCGCTGTTAAAAAACGGCTGCAACGCCTCATTTGTTGCCATGGTTTGCTCGGTAATAACGAGGCCGTCTTCCATGTGCTCGATTAACTCACGCGGCACCGGCTCCATAATAAATTTACGGCCAGCCTCCACCAGCTTTCTGACCTCCTGATCCACTTTGAACGTGGCGAGGCCAAGCTCTTTTTGTACAAAGGGAGTAATTACGGCTTTCACATCACACCTTTCATCACTGATTGGGCTTTATCTGCTGCCCGGCATTCTCTGTTTAAGCACAACCATTTCCTGACGGCATAACACAGCAATAGCGGTCCTAGCACCAATTTGCTTACCAACCAGGTATTGCTTTACCTCGCGGCGACTCACGCCATCAAGAAGCATCTTTAACGCTTCACAGGACAATTTGTTGTATTTACGTGCCATTAATCTACTCCGCGGAACCATACAATCTACGTAACGTGTCGGCGACAGAAGATACAGATATCTCTCCGGTCGCAGCCCCTACGGTAAGGTCTGCCAGTTCAGGTGAATCAAATACCTGCACCCCGTTACGGCGTAGAAATAACAGCGCACTGTTTAGCGCGGTACGCTTATTGGCATCATTGAATATATGCCCTCTCGCTGTAGCCACCAGGTAGGTGGCGGAGACTTCGAAAAGGTCGGTGATCTCTTCGTAGGCAACTCTGGCCTGAACTCTCCCGATAATGGCCTCTGCCCTACCCGGATCTGACATTCCCGGCAGGCCGCCGTAGCGGTTTATATTCGCATCATGAAGCGCAATAAGTTCTTCCGGTGATATATGCCTCATTATCGGTTAACCAGTTCCTTGTTGGTGGAGTCCAGGGTGTCAAACAGGGATGCAAATTCAGCATCCAGCGCCGCTTTTTTGTAGGCTTCGAAAGTAGCCTTGCTGACAATTACTGCTGGCTCACGGCCTCTGCGGGTGATTTCAACCTCTTCCCCGGCCTCAACATTGTTGAGCACTTCAGAAAGGTTGCCGCGCGCGGTACGGAAGTTAATGGATTGCATAAATACCTCGTGTACTCGTTATGTGTACACAATTATAAACTTCACAGGCATAAAGCACCAGCACTTTGCGGCTTAACAAACCTCTAGGCAGGTCATTCGTAGCCTAATGTCCGAACTGCTAAAGCATCCAAGTTGCTGTAGAATCACCGCCAATTACATAAGCCTGAAATAAGTGGATGAAAATGACAAGTATTCAACAACGTGCAGAGCTTCATCGTCAAATCTGGCAAATTGCTAACGATGTCAGGGGTTCGGTCGATGGATGGGATTTTAAGCAATACGTTCTGGGCGCACTTTTCTACCGTTTTATCAGCGAAAATTTTTCCAGTTATATGGAAAATGGTGATGACAGCATCTGTTATGCGGCACTTGATGACGGCATTATTACTGATGACATTAAAGACGATGCCATCAGAACCAAAGGCTACTTCATCTACCCCAGTCAGCTTTTCTGCAACGTAGCGGCGAAAGCAAATACCAATGACAGACTGAATGCAGATTTAAATAGTATCTTCGTTGCTATCGAAAGCTCTGCTTACGGTTACCCTTCAGAAGCTGACATCAAAGGTTTGTTTGCTGATTTTGATACAACCAGTAACCGCCTGGGTAACACCGTTAAGGATAAAAATGCCCGCCTGGCTGCGGTTCTGAAAGGGGTCGAAGGGTTAAACCTTGGTGACTTCAATGAACATCAGATTGACCTGTTCGGTGATGCCTATGAGTTCCTGATTTCTAACTATGCGGCAAATGCCGGTAAGTCAGGCGGTGAGTTCTTTACACCGCAGCACGTCTCCAAGCTGATTGCACAACTGGCTATGCACGGGCAGACCCACGTTAACAAAATCTACGACCCGGCCGCGGGTTCCGGTTCGCTGTTGTTGCAGGCTAAAAAGCAGTTTGATAACCATATCATTGAAGAAGGCTTTTTCGGACAGGAAATCAACCATACGACCTATAACCTGGCACGTATGAACATGTTTTTGCACAACATCAACTACGACAAGTTTGATATCAAGCTGGGCAATACGCTGACTGAACCGCACTTCAGAGATGAAAAACCGTTTGATGCCATCGTCTCTAACCCGCCGTATTCGGTGAAATGGATTGGCAGCGATGACCCGACGCTGATTAACGATGAGCGTTTTGCCCCAGCTGGCGTTCTGGCCCCCAAATCCAAAGCTGACTTTGCGTTTGTATTACATGCGCTGAACTATCTTTCGGCCAAAGGTCGTGCTGCGATTGTCTGCTTCCCGGGTATTTTTTACCGTGGCGGCGCAGAGCAGAAAATCCGTCAGTATCTGGTCGACAATAACTATGTCGAAACCGTGATTTCACTGGCACCGAACCTGTTCTTTGGCACCACCATTGCCGTAAATATTCTGGTGCTGTCTAAACATAAAACGGATACCAACGTTCAGTTTATTGACGCCAGCGAACTGTTCAAAAAAGAGACTAACAACAACATCCTGACCGATGCCCATATCGAAAAAATTATGCAGGTATTTTCCAGCAAGGAAGATGTTGCTCATCTGGCAAAATCTGTCACGTTTGAGGCTGTTGTCGCTAATGACTATAACCTGTCGGTGAGCAGCTATGTGGAAGCGAAAGATACTCGCGAAATTATCGATATCGCTGAGTTGAATGCAGAACTGAAAACCACGGTCAGCAAAATCGACCAGTTGCGTAAAGATATTGATGCGATTGTGGCTGAAATTGAAGGCTGCGAGGTGCCGAAATGAGCGAGTTGAGTTATCTGGAAAAATTGCCGGATGGGGTTGAGGTTGAGTGGTTGCCATTGGGGAAACTAGGTGAATTAGTTCGTGGAAATGGATTGCCTAAGTCTGATTTTACCGAATCAGGGGTTCCTGCCATACACTATGGTCAGATATATACTTTTTACGGATTATCTACTGAAACAACAAAGTCATTTGTTTCCCATGAAACGGCGAAGAAGCTTAAAAAGGTTAACTCTGGTGATGTTGTTATTACTAACACAAGCGAAAATTTTACTGATGTTGGTAAGGCGCTTGTTTATCTAGGTAAAGAGCAAGCTGTTACTGGTGGCCATGCAACTATTTTCAAGCCAAATAGCACTATTATTGGGAAATACTTTGCCTATTTCACGCAAACGGATTCTTTTGCAAATGAGAAAAGGAAATACTCCAAGGGAACTAAAGTAATTGATGTGTCTGCATCGGATATGGCGAAAATTATTATCCCTATCCCCTGTCCGGAAAATCCGGAAAAATCCCTTGCCATTCAGTCTGAAATCGTTCGGATTCTGGACACATTCAGCGCCCTGACAGCAGAGCTGACAGCAGAGCTTAACATGCGTAAAAAACAGTACAACTACTATCGCGAGCAGTTGTTGAGTTTTAAAGAGGGCGAGGTTGAGTGGAAAACTTTGGGAGAAGCAGCTCAATACTCGAAAACAAAAATTAGTTTCGAACTACTTGATAAAAGGAATTATGTTGGCGTAGATAATCTGCTGCAAAACAGAGCAGGAAAATCATTATCTAATCATGTGCCGACATCAGGTAAATTAACAGAGTTTATACCTAACGATATACTGATTGGGAATATCCGCCCATATTTGAAAAAAATTTGGCAAGCAGATTGTATCGGTGGAACAAATGGTGATGTATTGGTTATTCGTTGTATAGATAGCTCAATAAATACCAGATATCTATATCATATTTTGGCAGATGACAAATTCTTTGAATACAACATGCAGCATGCTAAAGGAGCAAAAATGCCGCGTGGCAGTAAAGAGGATATAATAAAATACCCAATCCCTGTACCGCCACTCACCTGGCAAGCTCGCATTGTCGAAATACTCGACAAATTCGATACTCTGACCAACTCCATCACCGAGGGGCTCCCGCGTGAAATCGAGTTGCGCCAGAAACAATACGAGTACTATCGTGATTTACTGTTCAGTTTCCCGAAACCTGATACTGTCAGTAATTAATTGACCATTGCTACCGACCGGGCCACCTTAACATCCGGTCTGTATATAGACTATTTTTTAAGTGCCGGAACTTCCGGCCCTTGCCAGACGGCACAAAGGATGCGCTATGACTCATCAAACACACACCATTGCTGAATCCAATAACTTTATCGTCCTTGATAAGTACATCAAAGCTGAGCCAACAGGCGACAGCTACCAGAGCGAATCGGACCTGGAACAGGAACTGATTCAGGACCTGCGAAATCAGGGCTATGAATTTATATCCGTAAAATCTCAGTCGGCGATGCTGGCCAATGTTCGACAACAGCTTCAGAGCCTCAATGGTGTGGTGTTTAATGACAGCGAGTGGCGGCGTTTCACGGAGCAGTATCTGGACAACCCGAGCGATGGCATTCTGGATAAGACCCGTAAAATCCATATCGACTATATTTGCGACTTTATTTTTGATGACGAGCGACTTGAGAACATCTATTTGATAGATAAAAAGAATCTCATGCGCAATAAGGTGCAGATTATCCAGCAGTTTGAACAGACGGGTTCTCATGCTAACCGTTATGACGTCACGATCCTGGTTAATGGTTTACCGCTGGTGCAAATCGAACTAAAAAAACGCGGGGTGGCGATTCGTGAGGCTTTCAACCAGATACATCGTTACAGTAAAGAGAGTTTTAACAGCGAAAATTCCCTGTTTAAGTATCTGCAACTGTTTGTCATTTCTAACGGCACCGATACCCGTTATTTTGCCAACACGACAAAGCGCGATAAAAACAGTTTTGACTTCACCATGAATTGGGCGAAATCAGACAACACGCTGATTAAAGACCTCAAAGACTTTACCGCTACCTTTTTCCAGAAACATACTCTGCTGAATGTTCTGGTGAACTACAGCGTTTTTGACAGTAGTCAGACGCTACTGGTGATGCGACCGTACCAGATTGCCGCCACCGAGCGCATTCTGTGGAAAATTAAGAGCTCCTTTACAGCGAAGAACTGGTCAAAACCGGAAAGCGGTGGGTATATCTGGCACACCACGGGTTCCGGTAAAACCCTGACCAGCTTTAAAGCCGCGCGTCTGGCAACAGAACTGGACTTTATTGATAAAGTTTTCTTTGTGGTCGACAGGAAAGACCTCGATTACCAGACCATGAAGGAATATCAGCGTTTTTCGCCAGACAGCGTCAACGGCTCGGAAAATACCGCAGGCCTTAAACGAAATCTGGATAAGGACGATAACAAAATTATCGTCACTACTATTCAGAAACTCAATAACCTGATGAAAGCAGAAAGCGACCTGCCTGTATATAATCAGCAAGTGGTGTTTATATTTGATGAATGCCACCGCAGCCAGTTTGGAGAAGCTCAGAAAAACCTGAAGAAGAAATTCAAACGCTATTATCAGTTTGGTTTTACCGGCACCCCTATTTTCCCGGAAAACGCCTTAGGCTCAGAAACAACCGCCAGCGTATTTGGTCGTGAATTGCATTCGTATGTAATTACCGATGCGATTCGTGACGAAAAAGTGCTCAAATTCAAGGTGGACTACAACGATGTGCGGCCACAGTTTAAGTCTTTAGAGACAGAAACTGACGAGAAAAAACTGAGTGCGGCTGAAAATCAGCAGGCGTTTCTTCATCCCATGCGTATTCAGGAAATCACGCAATATATTCTGAATAATTTCCGCCAGAAAACCCATCGTACCTTCCCTGGCTCAAAAGGTTTTAATGCTATGTTGGCAGTGAGCAGCGTGGATGCCGCGAAAGCCTATTATGCGACGTTTAAACGGTTACAAGAAGAAGCCGCTAATAAATCGGCTACCTATAAACCGCTGCGTATTGCGACAATCTTCTCCTTTGCCGCCAATGAAGAACAAAATGCCATTGGTGAAATTTCCGATGAAACTTTTGATACCAGCGCAATGGACAGCAGTGCTAAAGAGTTTCTGGACGCTGCAATTCGTGAATATAACAGCCATTTTAAAACTAACTTTAGCACCGACAGTAACGGTTTTCAGAACTACTATCGTGATTTAGCCCAACGGGTTAAAAATCAGGATATCGATCTGTTAATTGTCGTTGGGATGTTTTTAACCGGCTTCGACGCTCCAACATTGAACACGCTATTCGTCGATAAAAACTTGCGTTTTCACGGCCTGATGCAGGCATTTTCCCGCACCAACCGTATTTATGATGCAACTAAAACCTTCGGTAATATCGTCACTTTTCGGGATCTGGAACGCTCAACTATTGATGCCATAACGCTGTTTGGTGACAAAAACACCAAAAATGTGGTGTTAGAAAAGAGTTATACAGAGTATATGGAAGGCTTTACTGATGCTGCTACTGGTGAAGCTAAACGCGGCTTCATGACAGTAGTTTCAGAACTGGAACAACGGTTCCCTGACCCTACCAGTATTGAAAGTGAAAAAGAGAAGAAAGACTTCGTTAAACTGTTTGGCGAATACCTGCGTGCCGAGAACATCCTGCAAAACTATGATGAATTTGCCACGCTAAAAGCCCTGCAACAAATCGATCTTAGCGATCCTGTTGCGGTAGAAAAATTCAAAGCAGAACATTATGTGGATGATGAAAAGTTCGCTGAATTGCAAACAATTCGTCTCCCTGCTGATCGCAAGATTCAGGATTATCGTTCTGCCTATAACGATATTCGCGACTGGCAGCGCCGTGAGAAAGAAGCTGAGAAAAAAGAGAAATCAACCACTGACTGGGATGACGTAGTTTTTGAGGTCGATTTGCTGAAGTCTCAGGAAATAAACCTGGATTATATCCTTGGACTGATTTTCGAACACAACAGACAAAATAAAGGCAAGGGCGAAATGATCGAAGAGGTCAAACGCTTAATTCGTTCAAGCCTAGGGAACCGTGCTAAAGAGGGCCTGGTGGTCGATTTTATTCAGCAAACGAACCTGGATGATTTACCGGACAAAGCCAGCATCATTGACGCATTCTTTACGTTTGCTCAACGCGAACAGCAACGTGAAGCAGAAGCATTGATAAAAGAAGAAAATCTCAATGAAGAGGCAGCAAAACGCTATATTCGCACGTCTTTAAAACGCGAATATGCCACCGAAAATGGCACAGAATTAAACGAAACATTACCAAAACTTAGTCCGTTAAATCCGCAATATAAAACGAAAAAACAGGCAGTTTTCCAGAAAATCGTCTCGTTTATTGAGAAGTTTAAAGGCGTAGGCGGAAAAATATAGCCCAATTCGTGTTTTTCTTGCGGGTTCTTAATTAAACCCGCAAGAGCTCGTGGGGTTCCAAATGGCTAATATACTCCCCTTACCCATGCGCGACGATGCCGCCAAAAGTGATAGAGAACAGCCAGAAATAGATCGCGGCCATAATGATTTTGAATGCCGTGTTCATATTTTCAGCTCCTGTGATTGATTGGATACATGCCGCGCCTTACGGCATGTTTTTATTTTCACTTTCTCTGTTTTAAAAATCAAGATTTATTAGAGCAATTATTGTTGATGGAGAAGCGCGTTTTCATACTCCCTGACCATTAACGTAAGTACGCCGTGACTCCTGAAAACACGCGCCACTTCAATCTTATCTTCCAGCGCGAACGCAATTTTACTTAGACCAATTTTCTTCAGGAGATCAATCTTTGCTGGACCGTCATTTCTGTCATCGGTGGCAGGACGCATAGATAGCAAAGGCTCCGCCCCATTTGTTACGTGCTTACGCAACCAAGCTCGTGTTTTATCCCTGGCTATCTCACAGCGCCCGGTTACAAACCAGAGGGTGTAAATGCCGGACAACTGGCGCACCATATCAATAACTGGAGTGATGGGAGCATCAGTGTCACAGGCAAGGTTAAACTCGTTCCAGTGCTCTGTTAATGCACCTTTGCCAGGTGGTGGAAGTAAATGCAGCCTGTCTTCCGTTGCCTCTGATATCGTCCCATCAATATCTACTATGACGATGTACGGACGTTCCTGGTGTGCGTGTTTATTGAAAATACTCAAATGCCCTCCTCATTGGACGAAAAAAATGCTGGTGGGAGCACTCCACCAGCATTAAAAGTGACACTGTAACTATCAGCGAACGTAAATAGTGCCGCCGTTCTCTTTTTCCCATGCATCGCTACGTGCATAGCAAACATCGAGAAGTCTTCTTGCCGCAGTTTCCTCTAAACCCAATTCGACAACCAACTGCTCATGACGGCGGGTAACCACATCAAACAGGGTATGCAGCCCTTTAGTTGCCAGATCATCAATGAATTCCGGTTCGAACGGCAGCTCTGCATCTGCCAACATAACCTCTTGCTCCCACTCAACTCGACGGACCAATTCCGGGCGACGGCTTTCCATCTCTTTACAGATCAATTCATGGAAGAACTCTACCCAACCTTCCGGCTGGAACTCGCGGAAAATTGCCAACGGCTGGAAGTTTGGCATCAACCATTCGTTGATTCGGATATCAATGGCATAGCCCATGTCGCAGCAGAACTGATAAGCAAAGTCCAGCTTAGAAACGATATAAGGACGCTCGTTATTGAACTCTTTAGGCGATGAGATCCCATAAGCCAGGAGGCGCGGGAAGAAGGAGATTTGCCCTAACGTCGGATGAAGTTTGCTTGCAGGGAAACGGCGCTCAGTAATGCCATACATTTCCTTCTTGAGCGTCGCAAATTTGGCATTCTCATTAACCAGCGCGGTAACCTCTGCTTTTTTATTAGCAAATGCCACGCGCGCCTCGCTTGCATCTTTAATAGTTTTTTTGAGCTGTTGGTTAAGGTCGGCGACCTGCTTACGCAGTTCCTGTCGCTCGCTTTTAGCTTTGTTATAGCGTTTCTCAAGGTTAAAAGGATCAAGTTTCATGATCTCTTTATATTGAGATTTTAGCGTTGAAATCTGTGAGTTCCGCAGTTCAACCATCGCAGTCATTTCATTGAGTTTTGTTTCCAGCTCAATGCTTATACGTTCGGCATTATCAGCACGCTGGTTGGCGTCATGCGTCGCATCGTCGATCGCGTCCTGTTGCTGGCGTTTCAAATGTTCAATTTCCAGCTGAAGCTCTTCAATTTCTTTACCCTTCAGACCGAGATCCAACTGCATATTTTCAGCTGCATCTACCAGGGAGTTATGGCTATCAGCTTCTGCGTTATAAACATCAATAAGCTGTGCATGAAGCATCTCCGCTGACTGAACCGCATTATCAAAAAAACGTGCTGTGAGGTCATCACAACTAACGCGGCGTTGCGCGGCCCGGATGTTCTGGATAATGGCCGGGATACCGGCATTCAGGACATCAGGGATACATACATTTTCGATTGATTGGTTTTGTGCTGAAGTGCTCATTTCAAAGTTCCGTATTAGCTTGTGCTTCGGTCATTTTTCCTAAGTATGAAGGAGGAAGGACTACGCAATTTGTATCCAGTCCCTCACCTATGGCAGCCTGTAAAATTCTGGCTAAGGTGAGTCTCTTGTTGCGATACCTGGTGATGACATGCCTGATACCGCCGGTCGGCGTAACAAAGGCGATCAGCCAGTAGTGATATTTCCGTCGGAATGGCCACATAGCGCACCTTGTAGATTGCTCTAATAAAAAACGTGATGAGTGTACATCACGTTTTAAAAATATGGAATTATTAGAGCAATATTATTCTGATTCTCGCTCAAAAAATGAGCTGATAAGGGGAAGCCAATCCTCTGACACTTCGCGAGGTCGCGGTTTGCCGTGGAAAAAGATTATTCGGCAGTCTTTTGGTAATGCCCCATTCCCCCTGGAGTAACGCGCGCTCGCATATTTTGAACCAGGTTCCACAACATCGGCCTTGTAACTTACAAACCATCCTGGATACAGATCCTGAAATGCTGGTGTATCATCGCCCATAACCTTTCGTAAGAACCCCTGGTCCCCCCAGCACTCAGTAGTGACACAACGAGAAATCCAACCTTCCGGATCTTGCCAGAATGAACTCCAGATATGCGCTTTAACACTATTTGGTATCCACAGGGCACCGCTGCCACGATATTGTGGATGGTAAAAATCCCTAAGCATGGTGAAGCTGGTTGGTGGATGCTCTAGGATTGGGCGTATATCACCGGCAATAACCGTGTCCAAATCCAGATAGAACAGATCATCGGTTATATCCGGTCGGAACAACTCGATTTTCGCCCACCAGCCACGGCACTTTTGCCACTGGTTGATCAATGGGACAACTTTGACGCCAGGTACATGTAAACGCTTCAGGTCTGTCAGGCAAATAATTTCATAGCCTTTTGGCAGTTGATTAACCAGCCACTGCACATCGGAAGCGTTATAGTCACCACCAGAGCGAAAAACTAAAGCAATCTTCATGCTGCACCATCACCTTTCACTTTCATCAATGTCAGGTTTCCGCAAAATACGGCACCAGTGTCGATATACTGCTGATTCCAGAATGTCTTCGGGCTTTTCACCGGAGTGTGACCAAAGATAAAACGATCTGCGCCCGAAATTTCGCCACCAATATCATCCATCGAATCACTGATACGCTCGCGCGCCCAGACAACGTTGAAAAGCGGCACCTCCTTACCGAATTGGTATTCATTATCCGGATAGTCGGCATGGGCTATAACGATAGTTTCTTGCCCGGTGTTCAACTCAATGATATAGGGCAGACGCTTTACCAGCTCCACCAGCGCCCAGGCTAATATTTCCTGATCAGTGTCCAGCATGAAGAACCATTGTCCGCCATTCATTAGCCAGTTATTCACGTTGCCATCTGGACTTAACGCATCAATCATCAGCCGCTCATGGTTCCCCATCACTGCCCTGAACCAGGGCATCTGCAATAGTTCCAGACATTCGACATTTTCAGTACCGCGATCGATAAGGTCGCCGACCGATATCAGTAAATCCTGCGCCGGGTCAAAATCCACACGATGGAGTTCGGACATCAGTCTGGTGTAGCAACCATGCAGATCACCAACAACCCAGACATTCCTGTATTTGGTACCGTCGATACGGTGATAAATTGTGGGTGCCATCATGTATTCTTCAGCCATTCTTTAAGAGTCATCTGCGGAATACCTCCCATTTTCCCGCATGAAACAACGTCAATCCGTTCACGCGCAGACTGGAATAACAAAGGCAGGTGACTTAGATTTTTTGGCGTGCCGCCGGAGTGAACGCGTGGTTCTTGTGTAGCGTCAACGCCCACCAGGGCGACATGTTTGAATCCGATATGGAAAGCCAGGTTCAGAGCGCCATATGCACTATTGCCGCTGGCAATTTCATTCTCATCTTCGCAAAGTCCGAAATGTGCGGACCAGCGCCACGCCCACCACTCGGGAGAATTCGTATTTTTTGGCTCCATGCCACGTTCAGCCACACGACGGAAGCACAGAACGCCGTCTCTGACTTCACGTTCTTTAACATCGGGTAGTGCCATGCAATAACAAACACCACGGCGACGGCGGCCACGACCAACGCGCCGCATATTGTCTGGCGATGGATCAAGTGTGAAAAAATAAGAAGCGCGGTTCAGCCAGTCGATGGCCCCATTGACCGCTATAATCGGCACTCCGCGCGGCGCAACAAAGTTTGCGGCGCTTGGGCCACTGCCGACGATAATAACGCGATCACTGCCTCTAAATTTATTCTTGGGAAACATTGAATTGCACTGCTCCTACTTGCATTCAAAATATGTAAATCTGCGTGTTTTTTGCGGGTATCCAGGAACTGCTGTTGCCATTTTGAAATAGACACCTGCGTTGGATTCCGTAGTGCTTGAGGGTGCGCGCCATGCCAATGAAGGCCGTTTTGCAGAGAACAGTCATAGCCGACTAATACCACTACTTCAGCCCCTGATTCAGCAGCCAGACTGATAGCCTGCGCGCCGCTATTTACCCCTTCCGCCGGTCCACAATATCGCCTGTACTCCAACGAAAATGATTTCGCCGCCGCCAGGTTGGCTGTCACTTTGCGGAATCTCCCTCCCGGTATGGTGGATCCGTATTGCTTCCACCATGACAAATCACCGGCGTATAAGGCATAAATGTCATCGAACATCTGCCAGGAATTGTTAACCGCGATGATTGAACAGCCAGTTTTTTCTATAGCAGCACAGTCCTCACGAGTGAGTGACGGACCGCTACCGACACAAAAAACAGTCCTAGTCGCCCTGGGTGGTATGTTCATTCTCAGCTGCAAATTCAGCCTCCAGGCGAGCATTCATTTCAGCGATTACAGGGTCCACTACAGCATCTGTTTCCTGTTCATTACGCGGCATGACCGATGCCAGCGACTCATAATTAACCTTGGATGACACGATTATTCTCCCGATGTTAAAGTGCACTACCACAAAGAGCGCATATGCACTAATTAATTTATTATTTTAAGCAGCATACAACCACTTGTCGCCGTTCAATACATGCTCAATAGCCTCACCCTTTTTAAGGCTTATGTATTCCAGGATGGCGGTTATCACTTGTTCTGCACCATACGCAAGAACGACGTAGTAACCTTCCTCTCTAAGCCTGCGCATCCAGGCGATCTGCTCTTTCGTCGGGGCTTTACCATTTGGTTCTTTAAGCTCAATTCGCATGCCGTGATAAATACCGCATGCTTTATCGAGACTCATGTCCGGATAACCTTTTTTCTGCCCTTCAGCCTTCATTTTCCCGGCGGTTGCTTTTGAACGTTTCCCTCCGTTAGGCGTTGCATGCAACAGCTCATAGATGTCAGGGTGCTTGCGTTCGAAGTAATCAAAAATGAAAACCTGCTCGAAGTGCTCGCAATTTCCGTCGCGCAGGTCTGGGTTCTTTGCAAGTGCTGCAAGTGCCTTCGCATGTGGAGAAACTTCTTTTACCGGCGCAAGCGATAAGAATGGATCCTTTTTGGTTTTTGGCCTGGACCGCCCCTTATTTCGACGCTCACTAAAAGCCTGAAACTCTTCCTCAGTAAAGCGCAACATAATCAGTCAAATCCTGCCGGTCGCATGCCATATTTACGCTGTTTTGCGGCCTGCTCTTCCCTGTGCCATTGCGCACATTCAGCGTCACAATAAATGCCTGATTCAATCGATTCATTGCAGTAACGACACTTCCCTGTAAATACCTGGCTCACGACCTGTGCCTGCTTTCTGATGTTATCGATGGCCATGTCTTTGAGAGCTTCTAACTGATTCATGCTCAGCTCTGCATCATCAACACGTTCTGCCAATTTTGTTTCCTCGTGAAGAACCTACTTAAGGGCAGAATGATACATTTCACAATCAAAATTGCACTAATAATTTTCTTTTATTGAGTTAAATAATCAACAAATGACTAGCGGTAGAATCACCATCATCTATTTCTGGCAGGCTGACTATGGCTACATCAATCACTACAACCCAAAGCACCCGGCAATATCCTCTGTCGCGGTATGACGACCGCAACATAGCCGATCCAATACTCAGGGCAGAGCTACGCAAAGAGGTGATGCTTATGTGTGAATCGAACGACAAGAATCTGACGATTTATTACGTTCTTCCCGATGAGCAATATCGCCCGGATTTGCTGGCTTACCGTATGTGGGGCATAGCAGAGCTACGCTGGGTTGTGACGCTCGCCGCCGGGCTTGAGGATGAGTCTCAGGGTATGACTGTTGGCAAAAAATTAAAACTCCCACCTGCCACCTGGATCCGCGAAATGATTCGCCATTTCCAATACGACGGCCAGGTAATAGGGACATTATCCATTGCGTAAGGGAAATGAATGCCAACTGAATATGCTCGCGACAACCTTGGTCGCTATCAGACTGATGGATTAAGTGCAAAAGACTTTAACAAGGTCTTCGATCTTATCCGTAAACAGCAGCGTCAGAATCGGCGAAACGCGCGACGTACACTCACCCCAAGGATTATGGGGATGCGTAACCGCGAACTTGAGGCATTCCTCAGCCTTGGGAAAAAGAAAGATGGCACCTACTTTACGCCCGAAGATATACGCAGCTTCAACACCTCAAGGCAGGCTCATAAAACAAAATTCAAGAGCACGGTACCCGGCATTACCTATGCTCAGTTGGTGGCGCAGTCCACCAGCATTGATATAAAACGCGCTAACAACAAAGTTTCTGATGGCACAGGGATCAAAGCCGCGACATTCCTCGGGCTAAAACACAACCTTGCATTGATATCTGTTAATGCCTCGGATGAGTCGGTCCACCAGCATCACCGTGTCAGAATTCGATTTGAGGAATGGGATAAAGCCGTTGAGGATATTGCTGAAGACGGTGCGAAAAAAGCCCGAATCGCTGCCGATCTCTGCAAGGGCCGAGTATCTTTCGACTGTGATTGTGGACGCCATCAATACTGGTATCGTTATATGGCCACTGCTGGTAACTATGCTGTCGCGCCGCCAAAAGAGTATGCCTTCCCCAAGATCCGCAACCCTGATCTGACTGGTGTAGCCTGCAAACATGTGTTGCACGCTATGACGCGTTTTCAGTCTCCCACATGGCACAAGGCCATCATTATTGCCCTGGAAAAAGCAGCTGAACAGGTAGCCTTCGGCGATGACAAGCGGAAGACAACAACCTATTTCAAAGGCGAACTGGCTAAATCGCTCGCGCGCAACCGGACAACAACGACGGATCAGGCTAAAGCTGCGCGTGAGTATGAGCTGTATCTGAAATCTCAGGATGCATTAGGCAAAAAACTACGCGCCAAAGATAGCGCCACGGACAACGTTCGCCGGTTGTTAAAAAAAGCTCGCACCACGGCAAACAGGAAGAATGCCGAACTAAAAGCATCGCGGGTGAGGGAAGCCCAGGCTCGCGCTGAAGCCGACGCCCTCAAAAAAGCCCTGCAAACGCAGGCGAACAACCTCATAAAGTTTTTCATGAGTCAGGGAATGGACAAGGCCGCTGCCACTGCGCAGGCGCGAAGCATTCTTGAGACACAAATTAACGAAGCCCGTAAACGGAAAGGATAATCGATGGCTGGTTTCTTTGATGACATGTTTGAGGACACAGAACCATCACAACAAGTGACTGGTGATAACCTCCCGGACACCGAATCGGATCCGGATATTCCAGACGAAGGTTCTGAACTGATTGAAGAGGAAAATATTGATGCTGAAATCGAAACCGATGGTGTTAACGTTGGTAATATTGTTGATCCTGTGGAGGACGATCACCTTCCCAATCTGGATCACGGCCTGCTTAGTGATTCTGGTGTGCGCCACCGTTATCAAGGTCATGCAGTTTTTAATAACCTTGTGCGGATGGACTGGCTCAAAGCAATCAAGCTAGACCCTGACTCATTCGATGCGGTTCTATACCGCGCAATACCTTACAGAGACAAAAATGCACCTGAAACGGCATCTGAAATAATAGAACCGAACCAACGCATATATGACTATCAGGATCCAGAACTGATAACGGCCCTCGACTGCCCGGATGAGATGGACGTCTTCTACGCGCTATACGACGGCAGCGATAATACGGGAATTAGCGACAGTGCTTTAATCCTTCGGTTAGCCGCCGTTAATGTGCCAGTGGGTTCTATGCTCGAATGGCTGGAACAGCTGTCAGACGGTACAACCATTCGCCGCTTCTGGTACATCCATAAAATATTCAATTACGGCACTGCCAGGGTAGGCAGTTTGTTTTATTGCGTGCCTTCACGCGCCTTTGAAGGGAATTTCATCGGTGATTCTGAATAATCAGGAATGGCTACTGGCCATCTTTAAGAAAAAAGGTCTTACTCCAACCGGTAAGCTGGAATTTGCCACTATTGATGGCATTGATTCGGCGCTCGCACAAGCTTTAAACGAAGCGTTCGACTCACAAGTTGTCAGCTTTAATGATCGAGCTAACCAGTCGTTCCGGGAGTTTCTGAAACGCACCCCAAGAGATCGCATAACGATCGGCACTTTTAGTGATGTGAAAGAATGGTTGTCATCATTTGAAGCCGATCGCGCCGGGCGTAAAGATACAGTCTCTTCTGGCCCGGTAAATAAGCTGGCAATGCCGCTTGTGAATCTGTCTCGTTCTCCCGCGTTTTCAATTTATGAAGGTGAACTGTGCCGCGATAATTACGATGAAGGACAGGTCACCAATGAAAATGATGAGATTGAAGCCCTGGTATCGACTATCCCTTTCTCACTGGAATATTCGCTATGGATAGCCAGTGACGAGAAGGAATCTCTTGGGATGGTTTCAACTGCATTAGCATTCTGGCTACGAATGTATGCCAGCTTCGGGCAGGCATCTTTCACTCACATTGCCAATGTCGGCGGTTATGAGATACCGGTTACCTATTACATAGAAGGGC